GGTTCTTTAAACAAGCTCCTGAGCTTATTAAACAGGTTTATGAAGGATTGGATCAGGCTAAACAGGAGGCGGGGGAATATGGTATCAATATATTCTCAGGAACAGAGAAAAAGCCGGGACTTGCAGGAGAGATAACACGTTCCATAACTGAAGAAACGGGAACAATCCTAGCAGGGCTTATGCGTAAGATTTCAGATGACAACCGGTTCAATATGGGTTATAACAAGTCCACCGTTGATTATCTAGCCATGATTGAAGCTGAGATGCAAACCATTATAAAGCTTTCAGGGGGTACAGTAGGTGAAGCGCCTATTCCTCAGGTTCCCGTTCCTGAACAACCGTTTGCTCAATCCCCTCAGACCATAGTTTTAACTGAGAATAAAACGGAAGCACAGGTTACTGAGGATTTTGATGTATATCTAAAAAAACTGTATGACGAAATGAAAATATCATCCGATTATAATAAGATCGGAGTGGATCATCTCATTGGTATTGAGTTAAATACATACAACACGGTTGCCCAACTTCAGATAGCTGTTGAACACCTTAAAGCAATAGTATTTAATACGAAACCGGTCTATTCCGGTCTTGGAATGTAATGGCTTATGAAATTAATTCAATAGATTTAGCATCCTTCGGGATAGTTGAGGCTCATGCTTCAGGTGGAAACATTGCTTTAAGTGGATGCTTTAACTTTCCTGCAAGGATAGGGGATGTTTCTCATGAATGGGGTGATGAAGATGGAATTCAAATTTATACTGAAGAACAGGATTTATTTTACGGAGGCAGGGATATTCTTTTTCAGGCAAACATTTTCGGTGACAGGGTTACTATAAAAAATGCAATAAATGATTTTACTGATACTGCGACAGCCGTTACCGGTGCTTATCCATTTGAAACTCCTTACGGTACATTTAACGTCTACTTGAAAGACCTTAAAACTGATCACTATCCTGATGCTTGTATTATAAAAGCAACATTCAGAGAGCCGGTAGTTGATCTGACAGGGGGTAGCCTTCCTTCTACGGCTTCTGATCCGTACACTATTGACGGAATACCTTTTAGCTCTTTTGGTCTTTACATTGACAGGATAAAAGCTATCTATGACTTTCCTGAGATGAAAAACATGAGTGTTACGGCATGGGAGTATGAAGGCATGAGTAATGAGTTCAGAAAGGTCAATACATGGAATTTTAATGCTTGGCTGATAGCAAACAACCTTGAAGATTTCATACAGGACGTTAAAAATCTCTATTCCCTTTTCGATCAGGCGGGGGAAAGGAGTATTAACCTTAACGGCTCTCAGGTGATATTTACGGGTGTTCCTCTTACGGGTTTTACTATAAATGACGTTAGAATGTTTGGTGCTACCTTAGTAATAGGTAGCTTTAAATGTCCTTTCACAATAACATCTCAGACATGAACACTTTAACTTTATACCGAAATGCATCACCTTCTATCACAGTACCAATAAACGAGAGTACCTTTTTTACTCAGAAGCTGATGACGGAACACCGTATATCATGTGACTTCTTTTCAACTTCAGTTTTAGATATTCAGATAGGGGATTATGTAACACATAGTTCTGAAAACTTTTACATCAACCGGATTCCATCTATAACTAAATTATCAAACCATACATTACAATATCACATTGATTTTGAGAGTGTGCTTTATGAGCTCACTAAAAAACTGTTTATCAGTACAGACGGATTAGCTGAATATGGTTATACCGGCAACGCTTCAAACTTCATCACGAATATTGTTGCCAACATGAATGTTTCAGGTATGCCGGGAGGGTGGACGGTTGGAACAGTTGATTCTACGGATGAGAAAACAATAGTCTTTTCAAATGAGTCTTGCCGGTCAGCGTTGGTTAAGGTTGCTGAAACGTTTGCATTGGAATTTTCAATAACCACCAAGTCAATTTCATTAATAGCATCAGTAGGATCGGTAACAACTCATACATTTGAATATGGAAAGGATAATGGTCTTTATAAACTGACGAGAGAGCAGGTTTCTGACCAAAACATAATAACAAGGGTCTACGGGTTCGGCTCTACCGCAAACATCCCTTACACATATAGGGACAGGGCTAAACGGTTAATTTTCGAGGAGAGGTATCTTGAGAAGAACGTTGACATTTACGGTGTCATTGAAGGACAATATACGAATAATGATATTTTTCCTAACAGGACGGGAAGCGTAACGGCAGTAAATATGCTTTTTGAGGATTCAGTTTATAATAACCGAGATTCATATATTGAGGACACGACAATAAATTTTGATATAAGCGTTGCGAAGATTGACGGTGCTTCAGGACCTCCATCAATAGTTTTTAAATCAGGTGATCTGTCAGGGCAGGAGTTTGAGATATGGAAATATGACTCTGCCACACATAGGATTTATTTTAATCAGCAATCTGATGAGGATGGTTATACAACACCTAACCTTATTAATGTTCCAATAGTTAGTGATCTTTATACTTTAATCAATATTGCACTTCCTCAGGCATACATTGACGATGCTGAAACGGCTCTTGAAAATGCTACTCAGGCGTTTCTTGATGAGAATTCAGTACCTATGGTAGTCTATTCAGTTGACATTGATCCCAAATATGCGAGGGATAATACAATTCATCTAAAAGCCGGTGACAGGGTAACAATTATTGATTCCGCCTTAGGGATAAATAATCTTGTAAGGGTTTCTCAGGTAGACTATCCTCTTACCAATGAATACAAAATAAAAGCGGTGATAGCCGATCATGTTCCATATACTCAACAGGAGAGGGTTATTCAAAATACCGTAAACACTATTAATGAAACGAGGATAGTTGATCGTACCTCTGATGAGTTGGCTCGAAGAAATGCTATGCGCCAAAGGCAACTGCTTAACCTTGTATTTGATTCAGATGGATATTTTGACGGTACAAGAATAAGACCCTTATCAGTTGAAACCATGTATTTGTCTGTCGGGGCAAAGTCGCAGAACTTCCGGCTAGTAGGTGTCACTATTATGGTTAATTATCTTGGTGACCCTAATAGGCTCTATTGCAGTACAGGTGAGCTTCATCATTTTGAAATACCGGATGAGGACGGGTTCGATTGGATTATAGGTTCAGCTTATGATACAGGGGCTGGCTTCCTTGACCCTAACCAATTTTATTATCTATATGCAAAATGTTACAAAGCATCTTCATCCGCCGAGTGGGAACTATCAATCGAAAAACTTATGGCTGATGGCTTAGATGGTTATTATCATTTTCTTGTAGGTGTTATTTATGATGTTTACGATGGAGTGAGGGATTATGACCTGACTTATGGAATGACATATATCAATGGCAGAACCATTACAACTGGAAAAATACAGAGTCTTGATGAACTTGCTTATCTCGATCTTACAGAAGGTACGTTTCGTTTAGGTGATGTAAATGGCGGTCTTGATTGGAATGTAACATATCCAAATACATTAACCCTTCATGGTCATTTAATTCAACGGCAATCAGGAGATGTGTTTCCTGTTACGGTTTTCAGAGGGGTATATTCCCCCACAACACTTTATGAATATGGAGATGTAGTGACTTATGGCGGGGCTTCATGGATATATCACAACGAAACACCAGTAAGCGGTATTACTCCTGTCGAGGGTGCATATTGGACTTTGCAGGGCGGGATAGGTGCAACAGGCGCAACGGGGGCAAGTCCTATGGGTATGTTTCGTGGTGAATGGAATGCCGGAACTGACTATTATGGGACATCTTCGAGGGTTGATATTGTCTATTATACTCCTGATGAATTATATTATGTTGCAAAGCCAACAGCCGGCAACCCGTTTAGAGGGCAAGTTCCTTCTTTAACATCTGATTATTGGAACTCTTTCGGGGCGAATTTTGAATCGGTTGCAACAAGTCTGTTATTTGCAGAAACGGCTTATTTGGATAATGTTGTTGTAAGACAATTCGAGGGATTGCCGGTTGGCGTTGGTAGTCTTACTGGTTCTGTTACTGCAACTCAGGCGAATGTTGCAGGAACTCCTAGAATTGATTATATTGATCTTACAGGTTCGAGTGGACAGGCAAGTATTGTATGTAATCTTGTAACGAGGACAGCAGTATTTGATTCAGACCTTGCTACGACAGCAATGAATTTTGTTGCAGATTATTATTCAGATTATTATTCAGCGGGAGTGCAGATTCATGCAGATGACGACCGGATAACATTTGCAGAGATAAACGGGTATAACTTCTCAGGGGCGACAGACGTAACAAACATATCAGGTGAATTAGATGGTAGTTCAGGAATACTTCAGACACACGTTGCAGGACAAAAACGAATTGACACAATAACGCTTTCAGAAACAGGAGGGACGGCAGATATTACTTGTGATGGTCTGACAAAGAGGTGCATTTATAATGATAGTTTAACGGCAACGGCT